ATTACAATAAGTGGACAAGAAATCACAAGAAACACAATTGATATTGGTGATGATACAAATTTAACTGCTGGAACTGGTATAACACTAACAGGTGATACACTATCCACTACAGATTCAGAAATTGTTCACGATAATTTAAGTGGATTTGTTGCTAACGAACACATTGACCATACAAGTGTAACTCTTACCGCAGGTGATGGTTTAACTGGTGGTGGAGATATTTCATCAAACAGAACATTTGCAGTTGGAGCTGGTACAGGTATTACCGTAAATGCAAATGATATAGCAATCGGACAGGCAGTTGCAACAAATTCAAATGTAACATTTGGTTCGGTAACTGTATCAAATGATGTTACAATTAATGGTAATTTAAGTGTATTAGGAGATGCCACAGAACTTCAAGTAAGTAATTTAAGAATTGAAGATAAATTAATTGAAGTTGCAAGTGGTTCTGCTGATTCATCAGCAGCAGATGGTGCTGGTATTTTAATCGGTGGAGCAAATGAAAGTTTAAAATGGAATCATGGAAGTACTAATTTCCAATTTAGTGATGATTTATATGTAAGTGGTAGTATTACTTTAAGTGGAAATGTAGATGGTAGAGATATTGCTACTGATGGTTCAAAACTTGATGGTATAGAGGCAAGTGCAGATGTAACAGATACTTCAAATGTAACTGCAGCAGGTGCATTAATGGATTCTGAACTAACAGATTTAGATGGTATTAAATCATTAACCGTACCAAACAATACAACAATTTCAACATTCGGTGCAAGTTTAGTAGATGATGCAAATGCATCAGCAGCAAGAACAACATTAGGAGTAGATGCAAGTGGTACTGATAATTCAACAGATGTAACTTTAGTAACTACATCACATGATTATCTTTCATTAAGTGGACAAGCAATAACACTTGGTACTATCGATATTGGAGATGATACAAACTTAACAGCTGGAACTGGTATAACACTAACTGGTGATACACTTTCCACAACCGATTCAGAAATCGTTCATGATAACTTGAGTGGTTTTGTAGCAAATGAACACATTGACCATACTTCTGTAACATTGACTGCAGGAAGTGGATTAACTGGTGGTGGTACAATTGCATCAAATAGAACATTTAATGTTGGGGCAGGAACACACATAACTGTAAACTCAGATGATGTAGAGGTTAATACAGGTACATTGATTGCAGCAATTTCTGGTTCAATCGTTACTACAGCAAATGTAACTTCAGCAGGTGCTTTAATGGATTCGGAAGTAGATGCAGATATTAAAACACTATCACTTCCAGCAAGTACAACAATATCCGCGTTTGGTAAAACACTTGTAGATGATGCAGATGCAGGTACTGCAAGAGCAACATTAGGAGTAGATGCAGCTGGAACAGATAACTCTACTGATGTAACACTTTCAGGAACACCAGATTATATCACAATTAGTGGACAAACAATCACAAGAAATCAAATTGATTTAGCAAATGATGTAACTGGAGAACTTCCAACAAGTAATACGGCTGCAAAAGTAACTTCGATAGTTGCTGGAGCAGGTATTGATGTAAGTGGGGCAACAGGAGATGTTACCGTTACTGCAGAAAATGCAAGTGTTACTAATCCAGGAGTTGTTGAGTTAGCAACTACCGCAGAAACCACTACAGGTACAGATACTGCTAGAGCAGTTACACCAGATGGATTGAAAGATGGTTATCAAGGTAGTACAAATGTTACTACTCTTGGAACGATTTCAACTGGTACTTGGGGAGCAACGGATATCGCAGTGGCACATGGTGGTACTGGAGCAAGTGATGCAGCAGGTGCAAGAAGTAATTTAGGTGTAGATGCAGCTGGAACAGATAATTCTACAGATGTAACTTTAGCTGGTTCAAGAAATTACATTACAATTAGTGGACAAGAAATCACAAGAAATGTTATTGATATTTCAGATGATACTAATTTAGTTGCAGGTACAAACATTACATTAAGTGGTGATACATTAAATGTAGATGATGCATTCTTAAAAAATGATGCCGATGATACTACAAGTGGTACATTAACAGCCGCAAACTTCGTAACTTCAGGTAAAATAGGTTCATCTACAAATGATGAATTCTTTGATTTTGGAACTGATGCAATGATTAAGGTTGAAATTGATGATGTAGAAGATTTCAGATTCGCAGATGGTGGTACATTCCATGCAAATGCAGATGTGATTGCATATTCTTCAACTGTTGCCTCTGATAGAAAATTAAAAACTAATATTCAAGATACAAAATATGGTTTAGGTGATGTGTTAAAACTACAAGGTCGTGAATTTGATTGGAAACGAGAAGATAGAGGACACGATGTTGGATTTATTGCACAAGAAGTACAAGAAGTAATACCTGAGTTGGTAAAAGAAGTTAATTCTATAGGAGAGAATGATGGAGAAAAACATTTAACTGTAGATTATGCTAAGTTAGTACCAGTATTGGTTGAATCTATCAAAGAATTAAAACAAGAAGTTGATGAAATCAAACAAAAATGTAATTGTTTGAAAGATTAAGTTTATATTTATATATAAGTTAACAACAAGTTACAATAGGAGTTATAATGGCAAAAAAATCTAAAACAGATACCATTAAATTTACAGAAGACGAATTAAATGGTTTACAAGCAGTAAGAAACGATTATCAATCAGTTCAAAATGAATTTGGTGCATTAAGAGTTCGAAGATTACAATTAGAACAACAATTGAATGCAATAGAATCTCGTGAGGTTGAACTTGAGGGATTATATAATCAAGTAAAAGAAAATGAAACCACATTGGCTAAAACTTTACAAGATAAATATGGTCAAGGTAATTTAAATACTGAAACTGGTGAATTCACACCAGAAGTTACTACAAATACTCAAGAAAAATAACTTTTTACCCTTGCTCAATGCAGTTTGGGGTTTTTGGATTATATTTATAAATACTAAAAGTATACTTAGTTTTGACTAACATACTAATCTAAAAAAATAACAGGAGAATAACCAATGGCTGAAAGAATTGTAAGTCCAGGTGTATTTACACGAGAAAAGGATTTATCATTTCTACCACAAGGTATTGCTGATATTGGTGCTGCAATAATCGGACCAACTTTAAAAGGGCCCGCATTTGTACCAACACAAGTAACAAGTTTTTCACAATTTGAAAATATCTTTGGTGGATTAGATAATCGTTTTTATGTACCTTACACCGTAAAGGAGTATATTAAAAATGCTCCAGCAGTAACTATAGTTCGTGTTCTTGGTTTGGGTGGTTATCAGAGTTCAACCTTAAGATTGACATTGTCAAGTTCTTTAGGAACTCTTACCGCAGCTGTTTTAAAACCATCAAGAAATGCACCTACTTTTGATTTAGGTGGACCAACATCTGCTTCATTAGCAGCAGAGGGTGATTGGTCAAGTGCATCTCTTACAATTGGTGAAAATTCTGCAGTAACTGTATCTTTTGATACTGGTTCAGCAAATTACATCACTAAGGTTTTTGGAACAGACCCACAAACTACAAACACAGATGTATATGTTTACAAAAACTTTAAATACTTCCAATCTAACAATGGTTTTGATGCCAATGTAAGTATGAGTATTGTTTCTGCATCATCAGGTGAAGATTTCACTAATGATTACTCAGTAGCAACTACACCTTACATTGTATCACAATTAAGTGGTGGAAGTAGAAGAAACCTATTCAAAGTCAATACTCGTTCACACGGAAGTGATGTTAATGATGATTTCAAAATTGCTATTGCAGATTTAACTGCAGCTGGTTCAGTACCAGGTAGTGATTATGGTTCATTTGCATTAAGAGTATTGAGAAACAATCCAGGTGAAAATAACGATGGTGAAGTATTAGAAGAATTCACTAATTTGAATTTTGACCCAGATTCAGTAAATTACGCACCAAGAGCAATCGGTGATAGATATGTAACTATTGATTCAGAAGGTAAACTTACCTATAATGGTGATTGGCCGAATAAATCAGTACATATTTACCTAAGTGATTATGAAACAAACCTTGAAGGTATTAATGAAGCATTACTACCACACGGGTTTGCAGCAGCAACCAACCCAGTTCTTGGTACAACCACAATCCCAAGTGCAAGTTTTGTAACTTCACAAACCAGTACATTAGGTGTATTTGACCAAAATGTATATTATGGTTGGGCATTTAATAATGATAATAATAAACAATACCTTGCTCCATTACCAGATAGTGCTGGAAGTGGAAATAATGCAGTATTCTCTCTTGAGAATATGTTAGGACATACCGATGCATCTTCACTTGGAGTAACAACATACGCAGATGGAAGTGAAAATCTATCTTTATCAGCAGCTGCTAAAGCTCAGTTGAAATTTGTTGTTCCTTTTCAAGGTGGATTCGATGGTGATAATCCAACAACATTAAAAGCTACAGGTAATAGTATTACAAGTACAAACACACAAGGTTTTGATTGTAGTGGAGCCAACACAAGTGGTTCAATTGCATTCAAGAGAGCTATAAACGCTATCTCTAATCCTGATGAGTTTGATGTTAATCTATTAGTAACACCTGGTATCATTCACGAGTATCATAGTTCAGTAACTAATCACGGTATTAGTAAAGTTGAATCTCGTGCAGATGCTTTCTATGTTATGGATGGTTCAAGATGGGGTAGAAGTGTAAACAACGCAGTAAGTGATATTAATTCACTTGATACAAATTACGCAGCAGTTTACTATCCTTGGGTCAAGATTCTTGACGAAGTGAAAAATAAACCAATGTGGGTACCACCATCAGTTGTGTTACCTGGCGTAATCTCGTTCAATGACAGTGTTGCACACGAGTGGTTTGCACCAGCAGGATTAAATCGTGGTGGTTTAAGTTCTGTATTAGAGGCGAAAACAAGATTAACACATACTGAAAGAGATGAACTCTATGAAGGTCGTGTAAATCCAATCGCATCTTTCCCAGGTCAAGGTGTTGTAGTGTTTGGACAAAAAACATTACAAGGAAAACCATCTGCTCTTGATAGAATCAATGTAAGAAGATTGTTAATCAGACTTCGTAAATTCATTGCAAGTTCTTCAAGATACTTGGTATTCGAACAAAATACAGCTACAACTCGTAACAGATTCTTAGGAATCGTAAACCCATACTTATCACAAGTTCAACAGAATAGTGGTTTAAGTGCGTTTAAAGTTGTGATGGATGAATCTAACAACACACCAGATGTTGTTGATAGAAATCAGTTAGTAGGACAGATATTCTTACAACCTACAAGAACAGCTGAATTCATCGTATTAGACTTCGTAATACAACCAACAGGTGCAGCGTTTCCTGAATAAGTTTAATTTATAAATTAACTTATAAAAAAAGAAATCCCCCATTCTTTCGAGTGGGGGATTTTTTATGTCAGGTTCCAAACGGATTACGATATTAACACCTAACTAACATACTAACTAATTCATTTTATATCACATCCTTTCCTTTCTTTTATTATACTATAATATAAGGCTTTTTTTATATACTTGTCAAGTATTTTTTAAGAATTTCTTTGAATAATTTCTTCTACTTGTTCATCGGTAAAACCTTGAACATTATAACAATTTAAGAAATCATAAACAGTAAAGAAATCAGTATCATCTAATAAATTTAGATAACCTTCTTTGTTACCGCCTTCATTAAAAGCCAAAGTTTCTCTTTTATTTTCATAAAGATTAACTATAGCAGTTTCTTGTTGTTGAACAAACATCTCAATATTTTGTTCTATTTGTTCTTTAGTGAAACCTTCAGTAAAATTTGGTATTGTTAAATTTGTAATCATAATCTTAATCCTTTCATTCATATTCATCTTTTAATTCTATACTAATATAACACTTTTTTAAACCATTGTCAAGTGTTTTTTTAAAAAACTTCAAAAAAACTTCGAAAAACATAATTAAAAATATACAAACTTAATACATCTTTTTTGCGAAACTGATATTTATTAATGAGTAAAATAAAAGGCAAAATTATAGGAGAAAACTAATGGCCGACATATTAACAACAGATGAAATATTTTTTCAGAGTTTTGAACCTAAAACAAAGAATAGGTTTATAATGTATATCGATGGTATACCATCATACTTTATTAAAACAGCAAATAGACCTAACATTACATTTGAGGAGATTGAATTAAATCATATCAATGTAAAAAGATTCCTTAAAGGTAAAGGTGTTTGGGAAACTTTGGAAATCACATTATATGACCCTATCGTTCCAAGTGGAGCACAAGCAGTTATGGAGTGGGTAAGATTACACCACGAATCAGTAACAGGTCGTGATGGATATGCTGATTTCTACAAGAAAGACATTACTTTTAATATGTTAGGACCAGTTGGTGATAAAGTTGAGGAATGGGTACTGAAAGGTGCATTCATTCAATCAGCTAATTTTAATGATTTAGATTTTGCTAATGGTACTGATGTGGCAGATATTACTTTGACACTTCGTTACGATTACGCAATACTTTCTTACTAAGAGTTTAATAACAATCAGTTTTATAACTGATATGGAGGGAATATGAAAATGTGGGAAATATTCAAAGACAATAACGAATATAATGAGAAGTCAATCATCGGTTTTGGAGCTTTTGCTATAATGGTTTTGTTTGCGAGTGCAGATATTGTAACAGGTATTCTTGGAAAAGACCTTGTTATCAATGATGTAGTATATAACTCATTCTTGTTCACTACTTTGGGATGTTTTGGTATCGCAGGTGCTGAAAAAGTAATGGGTGGTAAAAAATAAATTAGATTTTTCTAAAGTTACAACATAGTTATAATATATGGTTTTAAATTCAATTCATAGGAGATAAATAATGGCTGAGAATCAGTACGCGTTTCCTACTGAAGTATTATCTTTACCTTCAAAAGGATTATTATATCCTAAAGATAGTCCATTAAGTAGTGGAACAATAGAGGTCAAGTATATGACCGCAAGAGAAGAAGACATTCTTACATCACAAAATTTAATCGAAAGAGGGACTGTTATTGATACACTTTTATCAAGTGTTATTGCAGACCCAAAAGTAAAGTTAGATGATTTATTAATAGGTGATAAGAATGCATTAATGGTTGGAACTCGTGTTTTAGGATACGGACCAGAGTATAATGTAACAATCACAGACCCTGATACAGGTTTAGAAACAGAACACACATTTGATTTAGGTAAATTAGAAACTAAAAAAATTGATGATAAAGTATTTAAAAATGGAAACAAATTTGAATTTACTTTACCTATTTCTAAAAAAGTGATTGAGTTTAAGTTACTAACTCATAAAGATGAAAGAGAAATAGAACAAGAACTTAAAGCATACGAAAAAGTTAAAAACACTACAGGTATTACAAAAGAAATGACAACTCGTTTAAGAAAACAAATCATTTCAGTAGATGGTGAAACAGATAAAGGATTTATCAATAATTTTGTTGAAAATCAATTTCTGGCCCGTGATTCAAAATCATATCGTGATAACCTAAAGAAAGTAACACCTGATGTTATTTTTGAAGCGGAATATACAAGTCAAATAGGAGAGCCCCACAAGGTAGATATACCTGTAGGGGTTAGGTTTTTTTGGCCTGAGTCCGAGTTATAAAAAGGTACTTCACGACTCAATATTCAATATGGTGTATTATGACAGTAAATTTACATTTACTGAACTCTACAACATGCCCACTTATTTACGAAGATACTATGAAAATAAACTTGTAGATACTCGTAAAAAAGAAAATGAAGAAATAAAGAAGAGTCAGAGAAGACAATAAAAATTCTACTTTTTGATATTTATATATGAATACAAATATCTTAACAAGGATTCACAATGTATAAATTCAAAGAAAATAAAACTATGCGAAAGGCCTTTAAAGAGGGGTTTTTCTCAAGTCTAAAAAAATCTATAAGAAGTATTAGTGATAAAAAAATAGATAAATTACATAGACAAGGACAAAAGAACGCCGCTGCGTTTTTAAAAGATTTCAAAAAAAATCCTGATAAATACATCAAGAAGTATGAAAAAGATTATGGTTTTTAATTTTAATTGGAACTTAAATGGCAAGTAGTAGAGAAGTAATAGAAAACGCTAAATTATTAAATCAATTGACAAAAGAACAGGAAAAGACTGTCGAATCTATAAGAGAGATTAATAAACAAATTGAAAAAGCATCAAAAGGGACAAATGCGGTCTCTAAAGAAAAGGTATTAAATCTTAAAGAGGCAAAAAAATTAGAAGATGAGATACTTGAAGCCCAAAAAAAAGAAATAAAAATTCTTCAAGGTATTTCAGATATTCACGATGATATAAAGGCTACAGCAGATAAAGAGGCAATGTTAGCATTTGATATTGCTGGAACAAAGAAAAAGATTCAAAAATATGATAAAGAGATAGTAAAGTTAAATCAAATCGGTACAAATGAAGCGAAAAAGGCTGCAGAACAATTAAGACAACAAATAGTAGAATCAAAGGGTTTATTGGATTCTCAAGAGTCCCAAATAGCAGGTGCACAATATCAAGACCAACTTGCTACTAAATTAACATCAAGTATTGGATTACAGGCAAAATCTATGGGTGAATTAAAAGACCAGGCACTTTTATTTACCAAAGCATTAATCAAAAATCCATATGTGGCCTTATTAGCTGCAGCCATTGCAGTGGTTAAGGCATTTAAAAGTGCAGTTACCTTTACATTTGATTTACAGAAAAATTTAGGTACTTCTTTTACACAATCAAAGAATATTACAAAATCTTTGGCAGACCCGAAAGCAATAGTACAATTTAAAGCATTGGGTGTTAATGTTAGTGAGAATATCAAAAACTTCCAAGATGCATTTGGGGGTGTAGAGTTGGCCACTAAAGAAAATTTAATTACATTAGGTAAAATGCAAAAAATAACTGGTATTTCAAATGCAGATGCAATAAAACTATCCAAAACATTTATGGATATGACAGGTTCTACATTTGAAACTGCACTTAATTTCCAAGAAACTACCGCTGCACTTGCAGAGGCAAATGGTGTAGCACCAGGTGATGTAGTAAAAGATTTAGCAGAGAATACAGAAATGTTTGCCGAGTTTGCACAAGATGGTGGTAAAAACCTTGCCACAGCAGCAGTTCAGGCAAAGAAACTTGGATTAAATTTAGCAACTACAGGTAAGATTGCAAATTCATTGTTAGATTTTGAATCAAGTATAGAGAAAGAAATGGAAGCCTCCCTAATGATAGGGAAACAATTAAACTTCAACAGAGCTCGTGCACTTGCACTTGAGGGTAATTTGGCAGGAGCTGCAGCAGAAGTTGCCGCACAAGTAGGTGGACCAGAGGCCTTGAATAAAATGAATGTTCTACAAAGAAGAGCGTTGGCAGATTCCATTGGAGTAAGTGTAGATGAATTAAGTAAACTTGCTAGTGGTAATTTAAAAGTTGAAAGTGATACTTCCATTGAAGAGAAAAATCTAAAACAAATGGGAACATTAGATACAAGTATGAATGTTCTGACAAAAGCAGTTCGTGCATTAGCCGTAGTTACGGGTGTTTTGGTTGCAGTTCAAGGAGCCAGAGCAGTAATGGGCAAGATGGGTGGAAAAGGATTCGGTTTACCAAGATTTACCAAGGCTGGAAAACTCGATAAGAGAATGGGATTAGGTAGAAAATTAAGTAATGTTAAAAAAGCTGGTTCAGGTTTAATGTCAAGAGCGGGTGGTGCAATTAGAGGTGCAGGTAAATCAATAACGAGTGGTGCAGGTAAAGTTTTAGGAGCAGGTAAGGGTTTATTGGCAGGTGGTGCTAAAATAGCAGGAAAAGGTTTAGGTAAATCTGCATTGAAAAAGATACCTGGTATTGGAGCAATTGCTGGATTAGGATTTGCAGCTAATAGATTAATGAAAGGTGATGTATTGGGTTCTATAGGAGATGCAGCAAGTGGACTTGTCTCTATAGTACCTGGTGTTGGAACAGCACTTTCTGTTGGAATTGATGGTATGTTGGCGGCTCGTGATATGTCTAAAGCGGCTAAATCAGCTGTGTTTACAGATGAGAATAGAAAGGCGTTAAGTACGAGTTACGATTTCCAAGCAGCTCAAAAAGAAACAGACCCTAAAGCACTGAAACAATCAGCTGATGACTCTAATAGATTAGCAAACTCGGTTCTTGACCAATATTCGGATTATAAAAGAAGAGCTTTTCAAGATGGTGTAATAACAGAATATGAGGAGAAAAAGATGGAACAATTGGCCACACATAGTAATTTACTTTTTGAACAATCTGCATTATTAGATAAAAAATTGGAACGATTAATAGCTGCAACACAAAATATAGGTAAAGATGTAGCCTCTCAAGTGGAATAAGAATATGGCATTATTTGATAAAACAACAGATATAACACAATTCGATTGGAACAAAAAAGTTGGTGATAGTGAAAAAACTAACCAAGATAATCTTCCTGCAAATTCTACTGCAAATAAAAAATTAGAAGATAGATTAGATGAAGTAGATGCAATCTATAAACAAAATAATGGTAATAAGGCATTAAGAGGAGCGAACAATCTTGGTTTTGACCAACCATTCATAGTAAAAGATATTGGTGATGATTATCCAAATATTGATGATGGTATTGTAAGGGGTGGAGCAATCTTATCAGTATTGAGGGCAGGAGAAGATGTTGTAAGATTAGGTAAGTTCACTTTAACACCAAGAGGTATTTTATGGAACTTAAAACAATTATTATTACAAAAACAAAATCCAATTAAAGAAAGTAGAGATTTTAATCCATTATCAACAATTGCATCTTCTGCACCAATGGTACACCAATCAAGAAACGCAGATGGATTTAATTTATTTGCAGAACCACCAAGATACGGTGAGGATGCTAAAGATGATGATAAGAATCGATTAATAAGATTAAAAAATAAACAAGAAGAAAATAACTCTGGTTTTAATGTAAAAGATTTTATAACAGGTAATGCAGAAAATCCATTTGATAATCCTACAAATGTTGTCAATAGTAAAGAGGCAAAAACATTTGATGAAATGGAATCTACTAAAAATCCTAATGTTGAAATACCAGAAGATGATGGTTTATTTAAACGAAAACCATATGAATCAGAAGTAACGGATGGTGATAAAGAATTATATGATTTAATACCAAATAATAAAACAGAAAGTGATGAATTACTAAACTCAAAACAACAAGATGATGGTGGAATTAAAAATTTAAACATTACTAACTTTACTATTAATTCTACAGCATCTGCTTCAAAATATGGTTTGGGTAGTGGTATGATTAGAGTAAGTGGGGATAGTAAAGTATATTCAGTTGGAGTGAGTAATGCGTTACAAGTACCTTATGGTGGTAAATATGGTGATTTGAGTTTTGCAACTACACAAGATAATAAACTACCAAAAGATTTTATTAAATTCAGAATTAGAGATGCAGTAAATGGAAAATGGTTAGTATTCCCTGCAATGTTAGGAACCATTACTGATACTGTATCACCAGAATACACACAAGAAAGATACATTGGTAGACCTGATGCAGTTCATATCTATACAGGTACAAATCGTAATGTTACTTTTGATTTTAAAGTAGCAGCATTCACTAAACAAGATATACCAATTATTCAAGAAAAGATGAGTTATTTAATTGGGTTAGGATATCCACATTTTAAAAATTATGGTGGTGATGAAGAGATGAGACCAGTTACACCATATATTTATTTAACCATTGGTGATTTATTTAATAATACACCTGGTTACTTCAATAGTATTAGTTGTACTATAGATGAAACTACAACTTGGGAACTTGATGAGGGTTATCAAATACCACAATATTGGAATGTAAGTGTAGATTTTGTATACATTGGAAAATACTTACCACATTCATTATCAAAACACTACGAAGTGCCTTGGTTAAAAGATGAGGGAATCACTACTAATAAATTTGGAACATTTGGAACCAACAATCCAGCAGAAGGTAAGAATTCAAGACCAACTATTAATGGTACTTATGGATGGTCAGATGAGATTTTAAAGGTAAATAATGAATAGATATAGATATACAAAAGTATTAACAGATAATAATAAAAAAAGATTTCGTTCTATAACGAGATATCCAGTAATCACACCTAAAAATAGTGATAAAGTTTACTATAGTAAAGAGGGTGATAGATGGGAAACAATTGCAAATAAGTTTTATGGTGATTCTACTTTATGGTGGATTATTGCAAGGGCAAACCCAGAAATATATAGTGGTGGATTTACTTGTCCAATTGGTAGTAAATTAACAATCCCAACAGATATTGGAAACATAGTATCAGAATTAGAACGAATCAATACATTCGCGGTATAACATAATGAGCAATGGTTTTCCAATAGGCAATCAAATAAAAAAGGATATTCAAAAGGCATTATTTGAAAGAATATTTGCA